GGTTTGGAAAAGCCACGGTTGCCCCCCACACTCGCATGTGGGAACCCGCTTTGCTCCACTCTGTGGAGGGGTGTCAGAGTCTTTAACCCAGACCTGGGGAATCACATCCACCTCCCGGTGGATGATCGGAGAATGTGTGGTGGTTAAGCACACGAACCTGTATTTTTATCTATACCTGATTGAGGTCCCACCGGACGTACTGACGGAACGGAGGCTTCTGGCCTCAGGGCTTGCTATGCCGGCGTATGGCAACACCGACACCTCCACCCTGACTCTACACAGGAGTTTTGTGCGCCGCCTATACCAATAGTACGATGGATTTTCCCCGTAGGGACCGGGAACAACCCCGGAATTTCAACAAAGAATAAACGAACGTGAATGTCTACAACAATCAAACAACATAGAAATCAAATGCAAGAGACGCGGCGATGTCCGTAGTGAAGGCCAAAGCGAAGCTGGCTGAGGCTCCAGCATATTGACCGACAGACGGTGTGTTGCCCCACGCTAGATAACGTCCGGCGCCATCGCCGACGGCCCAACGACCGTTGCCCACAGACGTAAAGTACACTGGATGCCAAGAGCCACTGTCCCAGCTGGGCTGCGACCTCGAGAGGTCTAGCCAACCGTTACCGTTTGAAGTCTCAGCATACATGGATGCACCATTCCCCTGAGACGGGGAATTGAGCACCCAAGCAGAGCCAGTGCGATACGTGTACCTGTTGAGCAACTCATGGTACAACGAGTAGTAGTACCCATCACCACCAAGACTTGTGTACACACGATACGTCCCCGAGCTCGGCCCCACATACACAGGTGCAGGTGGGTCCGGTTCGGTGGTCGGTGCAGTCTCGGTTGGTGTGTCGTCAGGCACCGTCTCCACAACCTCGACAACCGTTTCATCCTCGACCTCCTCGTCGTCACGCTTCCCGCCCACGGTGTGACCGAGCCACGGGTCTACAGTAGCTATCTCCCCAGGGAACTTGGTAGGACCAGCCTGCACGTTGCCCTCGATAGCGGGCGTGCGGGCGGTGTACAACGACCAACGAACCTGGTTGTACGCCAAGATGCCAGAATTGAGCACGAAGTCGAGCTTGAACCAGTTCTTCTTCGGATTCTTGGCAGGGAGATATCCCGTTATCTTCGAATGCTTCCACTCTGAACCGTCAAGGGTGACGATATGGCTCGAGCGGTACACAGGGTTGGAGGATCGAACCTCAGTCAACCAAGTGTCTCGCACGTACCAATTCAACTCGTAATAACATGGGAAGTCATACGGGTTGACCAGGTGATAGCCCGAGTTGTCGTTCGTGGGATTGTAATGCAGATGAGACGTGACGATAGCAGAGCCGCTGATCGCCAAATAGTTGTTCCCCGCGTCCAACTTGCCGGCACCAACCGAGTAACCGACAACGACCGGAGTCGTGCCGTCACCCGGTAGGGTGGTACCACTGCCGCCCGTCGATCCCCCCGTGTCACCGGTACCGGGGGTGGTACCTGGGACATCCCCAGACCCACCCCCAACCCCCTACTGGGTAGTCGGGTCAACGGGTCCGGTGAGGGAAGGGGTGTACGACATGTAGACGTAGCCCCCGACCATGTCAGCGTCAGAGTCCTGCCAGATGAAGAGGCGCCCTAGGGCGCGCTCGTTCTTATCTGTCGGACTTAAGGCGTTGAAGCTTGAAAGGGAGCAGTACTCCCTTGCTGGTCCTGGGGGGACTTGTAGTGGACGAGGTTTGTCCCAAATCGCTGACCGAGTGGACCCCTCGGAGAGGATGAGGGAGGACCGTGTCCTCGGCGTACCGTCCTGAAAATCCCTCTGAAACGCCATTGCTATCGTCCCGTTTGTCGACGTGGAGACTCTGGGCTCGTACCAGATCTTCACGTTGTTGAGTTTCCAACGCTGGAAGCTTGGGGCGACTCCTTGAAGCCACGGGAGGGCCCCCGGATGGATCGTGACGATTGTCGGTCCGTCCGCGGGTGAGTTCCGTTTGGTTTCGGCTAGAAGGATGGTCTGGGTGTCTCCAGAATTCTGGGTGGTACGCCTGGCACTCTGTGAAGTTGGCGCACGGACGACCACAGATTGGCCTTTGCGGCTGGGTTGTTGCTTCTTTTGTTGTTTGGTCTTTGCCATTGTTGATGTAGACCGTACAGTTGTTAAAAGTAAAAGTATCTATGATGAATGTGGTGTGTATTGGATCCTGCCACCACAACAGGACTGTACATCAGGAAGAACATTACAAGAACGCATGACCGTGCAGTCTCTTGGCATTCCGGGCGAACCCTTAGCACTGAAGTTTTGCGTCACGCGTGCACCCGACGACGAGCACACACGATCACAGTTTTGGTCATTCTACACTTCCCAACCCAATTGCTGATTTGTTAACCCAGTGGCCTTCTGGGAGGTTATGTTAAACCGGAACCACCGGGAAATGCCCAAGTGGGCTCACAATAAGAGGGTGTGCTCGTGAGTGGGTAAATATTTCCAATCCTTCCGCACTTTCTGGTAATATGGGGTAGTGGCATTGTACTCAGATTCAATGGCCACCTGCTCATCGGGGGTGATGTCAAACGCTCTCCAAAAGGAGTACCTAGCCGTTTCTGAGATGGCAAGGTTACGTCTGTGCATACCTTTGGACTGCCAGAACAGTCCTCCGATGAGAGTTGGGTCGCTCAGTTTGAGGGGTTTGGCGTCTCGGCCCGCACGCATGAAAGAACGGTAGAAAGAATCAAGTACCGGAATACCCCCGGCAAGGGACGTGCCGGACATGCCGACACACTTGATCCACGAGTACTCCTTGGCATTACACCAAGGCTTGAGACTGATGCAGTCCTTCACAATACAGCTCCGGGGATCGGGACCATAGTCCATGAAACCCCGTCAAACACTGGCTGTGACTGACAGAACACCACCTTCTCAAGTTCATACACCGGCTCCTCAACAACCATGTTGAACCCCATCTACCTGAACCAGAGATCTAGCCCGGCGGGAAGCGTGCCAAATGACGCTTGTGACAGATAATCACACAGTCGTCGCCATTGTTGGCCAACTCAAAAGGCACACCGCGTTCGGTACAGTAGGCAATCAACAAACAACAGGCGATTAAGCAATTGCCCAAGCCTGTGTTCATATCACCCGAACAACGTGTGCCCTCAATCTCGTACCTAAGCCAGCCATCCGCGCAACGTCCGAAAGCCTTGTTGTGGATCTGCCACTTCAACAAGTTGGCCAACCACTTACGGTCCTTCGGGCTTGTGAGGAGGCCCAAGTAGAACTTGTGCTCCCACTCCAACGCTTGTCTGGAGACATGCTGATCAAACCGGGAAGCGTCCAACCCGATTGCCACAGCCTGTCCATCTCCACCCATACACTCCCACTTACGGCTGAACTCAGCCCCAACCTGCGATGCATTCATGCCCTTCATCACAGTTTTGGAACCGAGTAGCCGCGTCACACCATTGAGGAGGATTCCTCAGCAGGTTTAATAACCCGTCCTACCTCAACGTTGTACCTAGGATCACGCGGTGAAATGTTCCTGGGTACCGCCCCTTGTTTGAGTGTGCGCTCAGTCTTTGTGAAGTTACTGAGCTCACCGTCCTTGCGTTGAATGCCTCTGACATACAGGCTTTCAACGGCATTCTGGTATACGCTTCGTTTCTTACCCTCGTACAAAAGAGGAAACTCCTCTCTTTCCAAAGGGCTCAGACGTGGGCATAAAGCCAGAATGCGCTTCTGGATGGCTCCCAAACGGTCGTCGTAGATGGTCTCCGCGTCTGACGGCGGTGACCAAGTGTCTCTGCACATCGGACAGGACACCTCAATGCCGGATTCACGGCAATGGGTGACCCATCCATCAATGCAGTCAAGGTGATAGGTGTGTCCGCAAGGAAGCTCGGACGCTATCGCTAGCGCCACGAAATCCTCGCGGCAGATGCTGCAGCAGCCAGCACGCTTCGCGTCCTTTCGCTTCATGGCGTAAGCCATTCTGCTACCGGGACGCGGAGGCGACACGAAAACACCATTCTCCTTGACATAAAAGACTCTCTCTTTGACGGCCTTGAGCAAATTTACTATGGTCGAATTGAACGCGTAGACTTCTCGGGGTGGGGACATGCCCTCACCGACCATATAAGTATGCCGAGTGCGCGTGGTGGCTCCCAAAATGTACCGTACTTCCAAACCGGCAGGGTTGGGTGCCAGTGATTCTTCACTGTCCCTGCCAGGTACGGCCACTGGGCCCCCCTAGTCGCCACCGACAAGGCGCCTGCTGACGCCATACCAGTACGACCACCAAGGCGCTGTATAGTCGATCTCCCTTTCGACCATGGCCTTCGAGTTCCGATCCATGCCTGCCTTCACCTCGCTAACGTCGGCGTGGTAAGTCCAATCGACAGCCCTGTGAACCACACGGGCAATGTCGAGCTTCGTCACCTTGTCCGCCTCCATCTGCTCGTAGATCCACTTATGGATACTGCGACGCATTGACGGGGTGTTGCTCGGGTCATGAAACTTCCCTCTAGCCATAACCGCATAGGCCATCCACCATCCGGCGTTGCCCTTGCGCGGTTTGCGCCTGATCACCTCCCCATCTCCGTTCCGGATTGCCTCCAACGTGTCACGAGGAAGCTCAGACACGGAATCAAATTCCGACTGAAGCCTCCGCACTTCACGCTGGTGCGACTCCGGCACGAGGTTCGCGCCCCACCAGCGGCGAACATACTTCACAAAAGATACAAAAAAGTACAGACTGATCAAAATCGGTGTTAGAGCAATGCTAAGTTGAGTGGTGGAGTTGACAAAAGCGTTAAAGTCTGTGTTCGGTGTAGTTGTGGCCATGATTGTGAAATGAGATTGGGTTTGGCCCCTAACGGGGGCCGGTCGGGTACACCCGACTTTGTTTAACGTCAGGTATCAATTGACCACCTCTGACGGCAATGCGTGTTTATCCCCGCGGCACGCAGCGGGTCGGGCTTCCGCCCTA